TTTGAAGAATTTGAAGACGACGAAGAGCCGCCTTCAATTTTTATTTAATTTTTTCTTGGCTGACAATTTAGATTTAGAAAATACTGCGGTGTTGGGATTAGCTTTAGGTTTACCCTTGGGCTTTTGATACAACTGCCGCAGTTTTTTTAAATCATAGTAATCTGGATTAGCCATGATAGTTAAAAGAATTTATTTTTTCTTTTTTGCTTGACGCGCAGCCTTTGTTTTTTGAAGCGCAGCTTTTTCTTTTTGACGCGCAGCTTTTTCTTTTTGCCGTGCAGCCTTTTCTTTTTCTTTTTGTCGTGTAGTTACTGCAGACTTACGCTCAGTTACTGCAGTTTTACGATTAGCCACTGCTTCTTTACGATTAGCCACAGCATCTTTACGCTTAGCCACTGCTTCTTTACGTTTAGCCGGTGTTTTTGCTGCCGCTACTTTGTTCTTTGCAGATTCAACTTTTGTTTTTGCAGTTGCAACTTTATTTCTTGCAGTTGTAACTTTTTTCTTTGCAGAGCTTACTTCTTTAGTACTTGAAGATTTTGCCTTTGGTTTAGTTGTGGTTTTTTTAGTTTCTGCTTTTGCAGCTTGCTTGCTTGTTTTTGAGGCTTGACGCCCAGCCTTTGGTTTTTCTTTTGCAGGTTTTGAAGAACCATCAAATGCAAATTTTGATTTACCCGTGAAGGTCCCATCTGCACCTGTGTAATCACCATAAAAGTTAGGAGTGCCGCCCATATAGACTGTTCCAGCAGGATCTCCATACTGATTCATACGAGTATCTTGTCCACCATTATTTGCATTCCGTTCTGCACGAAGAGCTGCAAGCTTGGCCTGCATTGCTGCTTTATCAGCTTGTTGCATCTGGGCATTGTTATTAGCTTGCGCCTGACGAAAGGCAGATTCGACATCTAATTGAGCCGGAGTTTTACTAGCCTGAGGTGTATTAGCTTGTGGACCCATTTCTTGGAGTGGACCCACTTGAGGTTGTAGCATTTGTGCAAGCTGAGCCTGAAAATCTTTAAGATTAGAATTGCTCATGATAAAAATGTATTTACTAATATTCTAAATTAACCAGTTTATCTAAATACCACTGGGCTTTTTTAAGTGACTCAATACCCCCTTTATGTTTTTCGCGCCAAACATATTTTGCTACGTTACCTTTTAGGTACCCTCTATATTCTTCTGGCGTTAGCTGTGCTTCAATGGCTTCAATGCATTCAAGCCCTCCATCGTTGTAATGTGAAGGATGGTTGATATTGTCAACTAAAACAGGATGTTCTTCTTTGGTTGCCCAAGGTACGGGACATACTCCGTCAGGACAATCACTAATTTCACCTTCGCTATCTATGATCGGTTGAAACCAGCCACCATCCGGCGTTGATTCTCTTTCGCTAATTCCATCTCCTCCGGTGACAACTGGCCCATGTCTACGACTAATTGCCGTGGCTGAGGCATGGCCCCATGCATCATTCCGTCCTCGACTGATGGAATTGTTCCCGTTATTCCGCATCGTGGTTGTGCTCTTGGATCTACTGCTAAGTTAACACGATCTGACATGTTTTCTTGTGTTACTGCCAGTCCAGTGTTGTATTGATCATACACCGGAACGTCATTTGTTGCATTAGCTAGCGGCTGACCAAAAGTATCTAATGTCGTTAATCGAGTTTTAAGGGTATCGTTATTACCCATAAACTCATCTAAAAAATGCATTTTCTTACTACGATTTTCTTTAATTATAATTGATATATGGCTTACTCATCTACATACGATCCTTCTAAGGATTCGGCAACATCTACAAAGTTTATCTCGGATTTAAATCCTGAGGATTCTTATGATGTTGATTTACGTAATTTGGATTCTGCTGAACGAAGAACTGCACGGATAGGTGATGCTGCGGGTGAAGCAAAACAGAATCGTGTTGAAAAGTCGCTGAGAGCAGCTCGTAGTGCTGCAAAGTTTCGTCAAAAACGCAATTACGATCAACCATATACAGATAGATCAGGACAATTGACTGGCCTTGTACAGGGTGATGATTTCCCCTATGCAGGTTCTACCAATTATGCAGATAAACCCAAGGCCACTTTTGGAAATTTTTAGACTTTACTTAAGACTACTTGAGCTGGTTGTTTCTGATATTTTCCTTTGCGCTCTTGATAGCTAACATTGCAGGGTTGACCACGATAGAACAAGAGTTGACAGATGCCTTCATTAGCATAAATTCTATTGAATAAAGGAGTGCAGTTACTAATCTCCAGTGTCAAATGACCTTCCCAGCCAGCTTCAGCTGGAGTGATGTTTGCCATAATTCCAGCACGGGCATATGTGCTTTTACCCACGGCAACCACGGTAACGTCTCTGGGAAGAGATAAATGTTCAACAGCAACGCCCAGACAGTAGCCAAAAGGAGGAAGAATAAAATACTGGCCTCGGTCATCTTCATGAAGTTCAGTCTCCTTTAAAATTTCAGGATCAAAATTTTTAGCATCGCACATTCCATGTTGGACACCACCAAAGAGTAAACACTGGGATGACGACAAGCGAATGTCATAACCATATGAACTAAGTCCATAGCTTAACCGCTTAATACCATCTTCTTCGCTAATAAGATGATCTTTAAACGGACTGATCATACCGTTTTTGGCAAGATCTTTGATTTCTTTGTCGCTGAGAACGCTCATATACAGCAAGCAGTTTCACAACTCTACAGGATAATCCTTCCTTTTGGGCTGTAAGTATTTACAAAACATTCAGTAGCCTCTTCTATATTATGCTTTGGCTGTAAGTAAACGATCATTGATGAAGCTGTGTTCATACGAACAAATTTGTTGTCATGAAAATAGTGGCGAATTAATGTGGGTCTGCTAGCCATGATGCAAACCGGATGGTCAAAAATATCTTGACAGTACATAGCCATATCCATATAATTTGTAAAATAAATTCCAGATTCAATTTCTCCAGTCAACCATTTACGCTTAAGTGTTTTCCACCAAACAGCTTGACCTGAAATTAAAGTAGGTGATAAACCACGGGTTGTTTTCCAACGTTGGGATTTTTTATGCCAAAAATATGATTGGGCTGGGGGAAACAAGTACACGTTTCCGTGCCAGCTTTTTTCATTAAGACCATCGTCTTTAATAGTATAAAATTCTTTGGCCCCTACATATTCATTTGCAACTTTTGAAGAAGCCGGATCTAAATCAATGCCGCCCATTACATAATGAGCAGAGTCAACTAAATCACGATTTGTTATCCATTCAAAGTCTTCAACACGTTTGTTTCCACGCCTAATCCCCATTAACTTTCAATTTGCTGTTCATAATCTACTTCAAAATAACGAGTGCCACGTTCATCCCAGATCATATAACCAGCTTTTTTGGTTGGGTCAATTTTTTGAACAGCCTCAAGAATTATTTGCAAATGATCGCTAAACTCTTTAGAATCAGAGTCTTCCATTGCTTGATTTAATCCTTGCAATGTTAGCCAAAACATCCCTTTGTCTTCTGCCCCTGGCTGCAAAACCATAACACCAGGCCCTGACTCTTGCCAAAATTTATAAAAAAATTCACCCATATCGCCAAGAACCATCTTGACAACTGAGTTTAGATATTCAGGTTTTCCATCTTTACCTAGGACTTTCTCCAGCATTTGTTCTCTGTTCATTTTTAAGAAGTCCTTGTTTTTTTAACACTGTTAACATCTTAGGCATTGGTTGATAGATGACAACCATTTTGCCAAGGATGCCGCGTTTCTTGATTAGCTTACCATTTTCGTCTTTCATTTTGATGAATTCTTGAGAACGAATTAGGTATTCAGCAACACAACGAAGACGGCGCTTTAAGGGTAGATCTGCATTTGGAAAGCGTGAGCAGATTGTTTCAGGAGTCATGTCTTTAAATGCCAGTCGTAAACGATTAGCAAGAGTGGTATGACTATTGGGATCTTCTAATTCAAAGTCCTTTATAGACTGAATATAACGACGCATAATGCGTTCGTCAAATGAACCTTGAGGCGGAACGAACATATCAACTTGTTTAGCCAAGGTTTTTGGTAACAAGTCATGATAGTTATCAAAAGTTAAAGCATCTATATTGATGCCATCGAAACGATGGGGCATTAGTCGTCATCACTATCAGGGACACTGGGGTTTGGAATGTTATCAAGTTGAGTTCTGCTTTTCTTGCTATAAAGCTTTGCTCCATTATGGTCAAAGCTGCGTAATGTAATATCTTCGCCCTTTGTAAACGAAAGAATCAGGTGATTCCAGGGGATCCTGATAATTTGTTTCCGTGGACCTACAGGGATTGTAATATAATGTACACCTTGAGTCCAGCCATAACCACTTCCTTTTTTGCCTTGAAGAATCCAATTGCGAATTGTTTGATCGCTAACAGCTAAACGACGCGCACATTCTTCAGTAGAAATGTATTCATCAGCATAAATTTCAGGGGAAACCTGGTCAGTTTCTCCAGCTTGATATCGACTATGCCACATAGAAGCAAGAATGTTACGGATACCTTTTAATTCAGCTGCAATATCTGATAAATCGGTCGCCATAAAGTTATAAAACTGCTACAGTTTCTATACATTAACGTTTTAATCATGGAAGAGCAAGTGCCTAGCAGTGCAGTTCCACCTCAAGCGCTACAGCAACCTGCTATGCCTAACTTTGAGGAGATGCGTCGGATCGCAATGCAACAAGCTATTGAACAGGTTACGGCACAACGTCCTGCCGCTTCACAACCTCCTGTTTCTTTTGTTCCTCCTCAGGCTCCTCCCGGGATGGAACTCTCAATGGATGGTTCGCAATATATTCCTAAAAAATATCCAGATAATATTTCACAACCTGCTCCTACCGCGCAAGTTACCGAGCAAGTTCGTGTAGTCCGCAGGAACTTAACACGGCCTGAGTTATTAGCTATTTTTGTTGTTGCTTGCATTGCAGTTACAGGCGTACAGGCAGCGTGGAACTTTACCACAAATATCTTGCCACGCATTGAGATTCGTGCTAATTAAGCCAACCTATAATTAAGGGATAGGTTGGATGTTGTGGTGTGCCTAATCGCAGGATAACTCAGTTTCCGGTTATTTTACCTGGAGATATTGATGATCAAGATGTTTTAACACTTGTTCACGTCTTCGAGGTTGACCCTGCATTACGCAACAAAAAAATTACATTTGAAAATTTTCGCGCTTATTTAGATAATTATTATATAAACGTTAATGAGATTGATCCGTTTATAGCTGGAAACGTGATTGTTTCTGGCTATTTAATTGTTAGCGGTGAAAGTACATTTGATAATAACGTTTTAATAGAAGAAAACCTAACAGTTAAAAAAGATGTAACTGTTAGTGGAGATGTTTTTATTAGTGGTGATGTACGTATTGAAAGTGGAATTGTTGTTGAAGAAATTGCTGCTACATCAATTAATGCCAGCACTATTGAAATAGTCAGTGGTGATTTTGTTAAGGCCACTGGCGTCACAATAGATTTTGTTAGTGGTTATTTTGATACTATTTCTGGTACAACAGTAACTGGCGTAAGCGTTGGTGTTGTATCTGGCATTATTGTTGACGCTGATATCAATGATTTATATGCACAAGTTGGACAGATCGATACCTTAACTGCTAATAATGTAACGTTTACAGGCATTCTGACCCATAGTGGGACCATTAATGCCAATGATATTAACGCAACAGGCACAATTTCTGGTGCCACTATTACAGGTGATATTGGTCAATTTACAAATATTACTGGTCAAACAGCAGTTTTTACAAGCCAAGTTTCTGGTAACACCATTACAGGTAACTCCGCGTTTTTTGAACGAACAACCGGAACTTTTATTGATGTAACCAATTTGTCTGGCACCACAATTACTGGTGATTACGGACAGTTTTTAAATCTTACGGGATTTATTTCAAACGCTACATTATTCTCTGGCATTACTATTACTGGTGATACTGCAAATCTTGCAGCAACCTATGGTACCTCTGGTTTCTTTACCAATCTTTCTGGAACTACAATTACCGGTGTATCTGGATTATTTAAAAATTTAGATGTACAAACATTAACAGCAGCCAACCTTCAGTTTAGTGGCGACCAAACTGTTAGTGGTAGCTTTACTGTTTTAGAAAATTTATTTATTAGTGGCTCTGGTTATATTGCTTCTGGTATTTCTGTAACGGGTGAAGTTAGTGGTCAAACAATTACTGCTCAGTCGGGTAATTTTGACACCATTATTACTGCACCGACTATTACAGGGGGCACCATTAGCGGTGATAATGTTTATGTCAGCGGCACTATTACTGGTACAACAATTGCTACCACCAGTGGCCACTTTGTAACAGCCACTGGAACCAGTGCAGAATTTACAACATTTAGCGGTGTTTCAGGTGTTTTTACTAACGTAACTGGTACATCATTCTCAGGTACAACAATTAATGCACAGACTGGAGTTTTTGCTTCTGGTAGTGCAGCTGCACCTTCTATTACTTTTGTAGAAGATAACAATACAGGATTTTTTGTAACTTCTGGTTCAGTTTCAGGGCAAGTAGGTGACGTACTTGGTGTCACAACAAGTGGTACTGAACAATTAAGAATTAATCCTTTTGGCGCAATTGGTTTACAAGGAGAAAACTTTGGTACTCATGGGCAGCCTTTAGTTTCGCGTGGATCAGGAACGACTCCTTATTGGTCAAGCAATCTTAGTGGTTTAACTATTACAGGTGGCAATATTAATGTCGAAGCAGGTAGCATTTTTGCTAGTACAGATATTAGTGGATTAAGAATTTCTGGTGAAGTTATTAATTCTCTTACAGAAGTTCAAGCCGCAAGCGGAGCATTTACTGGAACAGTAACTGGTAATACGTTTACTGGCATTACAGCTCAAGTAACAACAGGTATTTTTAATACATTAGCAAGTGGCACTACTGTTAATTTTGTTACAGGAATTTTTGTAAATGTAACTGGAGAAACAGCAGGATTCACTACTGTTACAGGAACTACTGTTACAGGAGAAAGTGTATTAGGAACAACCGGCATTTTTGCAATTAATACTAGTAACACAATTACAGGAACAACACTTGCTTATACAACTGGAACATTTCAAGATTTATTTGTTGACGATGATTTTATTATTGGAGACGATTTAACTATTAGTGGCGATGTTGTTATTAAAGGAATAACAACTTTAAGTGGAGTTGTTACTTTTGCCAGCGGCTTTGCAAGTCAAACAGGTGTAACCATTACTGGAACTTTAGAAGCAACGAAAGGTGTTTTTGGATCGGGGACTGTCAGTGCACCTTCTATTACCTTTAAAGATGATAGTGATACAGGTTTTTATACTGATGCAGGAAATAAAATTAACGCAACTGCAGCTGGGGCAAAACGAGTAACGATTACATCTGGTACTTATGGCGCGGTTCTAACGATTTGGGGTAGTTAAGTTAGAATGTATTTAAAGGTAGTAGCTGAGATCTTTTAATCATGCCACAATTTGGCGAAGTCCGCGTTGATTTTATAACGTTTACTACAGGGGTCTCTCCAAACGAGGCAAGTGTTACTGTACCTGTCTCCGGACTTCTTCGTAATCCTACTTTTAGTGGCAATGTCATCATTAGTGGTGACCTTGATGTTTATGGTGATATTACAAATAGCGGTAATTACAATACCGTAACTGGAAATATTACAACTAATAGTGGCACTATTTCAGGTGCCATTGGGCGTTTTACCACAGGAATTGTTGGTGATCTAACAGTTACCGGTACGTTGTCTGGTGTTGACCGCATTTACTTTGAAAGTGGTAGTGCAACTGAACCATCAATTACTTTTATTGATGACGAAAACACTGGTATTTTTACCGTAGCCCCTAACACAATTTCTATTACAGCTGATGGCGCTGAATGGGTACGTGTTTCAGGTAATGGCGACACCCACATGTTTAGTAGTGGGGCGTTAAAAATTCCATCCGGAACTACATCAGCAAGACCAGGAACATCAGCTACCGGCATGATCCGGTACAACACAACCCTCAATCAATTTGAAGGTTATGACGGAGACTGGGCCATCCTTGGTGGTGGTGCTACTGGTTCTGGCGGTGATAGAGTGTTTGTGTTGAATGAGCAAAATGTAACTACTAGTTATACTTTGCCATCAGGAGAAAATGCCACAAGTTGTGGTCCTATTTATTTAAATTCCGGTGTCACTGTCACTATTGGCACTGGCGAGAACTGGTCCATCGTTTAATCTAAAGAACAATGACATTACGACTTGGCGGCGACGGTGCAATTACAGGATGTACTTCTTTAGAAAATCCTGATCTAACTGTTAGTGGTTTAACTATCAGTGGTAGTTTTGATGCAGAAAAAGTACTTGTAGCTTCTGGTACTGCTGCAGCACCTTCTTATACGTTTAGTGGTGATACTGATAATGGTTTATATTATGCAGGCACTAACAGTATTGGTCTGTCTACTGCTGGTACCAGTGCAATTTTAATTGACAGCGCGAGCAACGTCGGGATTGGCACGACGAGTCCCGACTCACTACTTGATTTAGAGTTTGCAAATAGCAGGATGCGTTTTGAGCAGGAGTCTGGCTCTAATCGTCCTGTAATTCGTGGAACGCGAACTTCTGATAAGGCAAATCGTGCCCTTTCGATTGGTGGCAGCGACATTTCCTTTTTAATTGGTTCAACAGCTACTGCTGCACTTACTTCTGCTGACGAAAAAGTCCGAATCGACAGCTCGGGCAGGTTGTTAGTTGGTACGACGACTGAAGGTCAGGCAAATGCAGATAATTTAACTATTGCAGACAGCGGAACTTGTGGAATAACGCTTAGAAGTGCTTCAAATAATTTTGGCAGAATTTATTTTTCAGATGGCACAAGTGGTGACGCAGAATATCGAGGAATTATTCAATACGATCACAGTGCCGATCGAATGTCGTTTGCTACCAATGCGTCAGTAGCGCTGACAATCGACAGCTCGGGAAATGTCGGGATTGGCACTTCGTCGCCTACCTCTATAGCAGGATACACCGGCGTCACTATTAATAATGCAACTAATGGCGGATTTATAGATCTCGAAAGCAATGAAACAGCTGTGTTTCGGTTCTTAACAAATGGGACGGTCAATAACATTGAAACCCGAACAGCTACCCCAATTGTTTTTCTCATCAATTCAAATGAACGCGCCCGCATCGACTCCAGCGGCAGGCTCTTAGTTGGTACGTCTAGTGACTTTACTAATGGTACTGGCACCAAACTGCAAAGCGTAGATGCGGCCGGTGGTCAACTTGCTATTGGTAGAGATACAGGTACTGTAAATACTGGTAACCTTGTCGGCAGGATTCGCTGGTATTCCAATGTAGGAGGCACATCAGAAGAAACAGCTCGAATTTCTGCAGAAGCAGATGGTAATTATGCATTAGGAGACAAACCAGGCCGTTTAGTGTTCTCCACCACTGCGGATGGGGAGAGTTCTCCGACGGAGCGGATGAGGATTACCAGTGATGGAAATGTGAGGATTGGTACGACAGATACAGGAACCGCAAAACTGCGTTTTGACAATGCTACAGACACGACACCTTCTGATATAAATAAAATTCATTTATTTAATAACGGCGGCACTATTGTAGGCTTCGGTATTTCTAGTGGACAACTTAATTACAAAGCCCCAGCTCATGTATTTCATCTTAATAATAACTCCGAAGCGATGCGCATCGACGGCTCGGGCAGGCTGTTAGTTAGCACGCAAGACAGCACCAATGTTGGGTCCACTGTGGCTGCAGTGCAACAAATTAGATACACCGGTTCTAAGCTTGGTATGTCTATTGTTAGAGATGGTAATGCGCCAAATTTAGTTTTTGGACGTACTGCGTCTGCTCCTGCTGGATTGGTTGCTAATGGAAATGGGCTTGGGTCTCTTAGGTGGGCGGGAGCTGACGGAACTGATCTTGAAAGTCAAGCTGCAGAAATTCAATGCCAAGTAGACGGTAGCCCTAGCACTGGTCAAATCCCAGGGCGTCTCGTGTTTTACACAACGCGCGACGGTGAATCTACAATGACCGAAAAAACAAGAATTGGCGCAGGCGGAGACTTTAGCAATCATTACAAAGGAAGCGCTAGCGGAGCAAACGATGCAACTTCATATCAAAGAAAATATCAGCTTCAATTAGGAGGTATTTCAACAGGATCCACGGTCAGTCGTACCGTGCAACTTTTTAATTACGACACTAATGGCACTTATATTGTGACTATAAATGGCAAGCACAATAATCAAAGCAGCCGAATTGCAAACAGGTCTGTTTTTATATGCGGAAATTACTCAGCAGGCACCATCGTTCAACAAGTATCCCTTGGTTGGAACAATAATTCGGGCTGCACTGTTAGCTTTAGTGCTAGCGGTGCTGTTTTGAGCTGCACTATTACGGCAACAACAGCAGCAGCACCGACCTGGCTAAGCATTGAAGTCGAAGGCATGGGGGCTCAAGTCCCCAGGATCTACCGTGACTTTAATAACTCTAACGGTATATTAGCTTAATAAGAAGCAACACAATCATGGATTTACAACTGACCGCAACCGAAGCTGGCTTCATTCCTCGGAATGGTCTGATCTCTGAGCACCAACTCACGCACTTGAATTGGGAATTGACGGCTACAGAAACAATTAGTGGTGTGTTTTATACAGCAAACCCTGCTTGTGGAAACATTGAATTAGGAGAGCCGACATCAAGCGGTTATATTCCTTACGGTTCTTTGACTGAAACAGAATTAAAAAACTGGACTCAATCCATTTTAGAATCACTTGCCGGGCCTGAAAGTTATGGTTCTTTGTGGGATTATCTTGTAGCCGAAAGACAAGCCGATATTGTTTATCAAGCTAACTGGACTCCTACCCCTGATGTTGAAAACCCTATTGCAACTATGGCATCACAACAACCTGGCGTATAATTAGAAAAAAGTAACATAGTAAAATGTCGGGTACCTTAAGGCTGCGTGGTTCAACAT